TCGGCTTCCAACGCGACGCGCACGGGCATAGCCCGGAGGCCGAGCCTTGGCGGGCTTGGTACTGCACGGCCGAATGGAAGCGGCTTCGCCTGGCCACGTTCAAGCGGGACGGGTGGACTTGTCAGTGTGGATGCGGGGCCAAAGAGGGACGCTCGTCGCAGCTCGTCGCCGACCACAAGACGCCGCACCGTGGCGACCAGAAGCTCTTCTGGGACCCGGACAACCTGCAAACCCTAACCAAGGCCTGCCACGACAGCCGGAAGCAAGCCGAAGAGCGCCGAGCGCCCTGGCAGGGCTGACGGGGGTAGGGGGGGGCAAATCCTTCGGGCCGCCGGGGCCGCATACCGGCGTCCCTTACATGCGGAGGTTTTTTTTCCGATGGCCGAGGATTCCGGCCCGAAGGCGGGTCAAACCGACCTTTGGGGCGATCCATGGGTCGAGCCGAAGGACCGCCGGGGCCGAAAGGCGCACCGAAAAAATCCGCAAGTTGCTGAAAAGGTGGCGGTTTTGATCGCCACTGGATCGACCCAGGAAGAGATCGCCGCGATAGTCGGTCTGAGCGTCCCGACGCTCAACAAGTATTATTTTAGGTCGCTGTCTGACGGCGCGGCGATCATCCGCGGCGTGGTCAACCTGTCGCTCGTGGAAGAGGCCAAGAAGGGCAAGGTCGCGGCGGCTCGGCTGCTGATCGACCAGATCGAGAAGGGCGACGCCAGCGCGCCGATGCGCCGCGCTCGGCGAGCCGTCCAGGCCCAGGTCCAGCAGACAGCCGAAAGCCAGCCGATGGGCAAGAAGGCGACGGCTCACGCCGCCGCCCAGACGGCCCATGAGGGGACCGAATGGGGCAGTCTGCTGAAGCTGAACTAGCCCCGGCCTGGTCGTTCGCTTGCCCCGACTGGGTCGAGCGGCTGAAGACCGGGCGATCCCTCGTTCCTGACCTGCCGCTTGACACCGCCGAGGCCGAGCGGGCGGTAGGGATCTTCAACAAGTTGCGCCTGCCGGACGTGCCTGGTCTCCCGACCATGGCCGAGGCGGCGGGCGACTGGTTTCGGGACATCGTCCGGGCCGCCTTCGGCTCGATCGACCCAGAGACCGGACGGAGGCGCGTGGCCGAGATCCTGGCCGTGGTCCCGAAGAAGAACAGCAAGACGACGGGCGCGGCGGGGGTGATGATCACCGCCCTGCTGATGAACGAGCGCCCGCGCGCGGAAATGCTCTTCATCGGGCCGACCCAGGATATCGCCGACCTGGCCTTCCAGCAGGCCTCGGGGATGATCGAGGCCGACCCGTACCTCGAAAAGCGCTTCAAGGTGATCGATCACCTGAAGACGATCGAGGATCGGACCAACAAGACCAAGCTGAAGATCAAGACCTTCGACATGAAGGTCATGACCGGGGTGAAGCCCGTCGTCGTGATGGTCGACGAGCTGCACATCATCTCGACATACAGCTACGCGACGCGTGTCTTCGGCCAGATCCGGGGCGGCCTGATCGCCAACCCGGAAAGCCTGCTGATCTGCACGACGACCCAGAGCGACGAGCCGCCGGCCGGCCTGTTCAAACAGGAACTCCAGTACGCCCGCGGCGTCCGCGACGGGAAGATCACCGAAAAGGTTCGGCTGCTGCCGATCCTGTACGAGTTCCCGGAGGCCATCCAGGTCTCGCGCGACAAGCTATGGATGGACCCGGCGCTGTGGCCGATGGTTCTGCCGAACCTGGGCTACTCGATCACGATCGACCGCCTGCTGGACGACTTCGCGGGCGCCCGCGACAAGGGCGAGGAAGAGGTTCGGCGCTGGGCGTCGCAGCACCTCAATGTCGAGATCGGCATGGCGCTGCACTCGGACCGTTGGGCCGGTGTCGACCATTGGCTCTCGGCCGCCGACGACAGCATCACGCTGGACGAGATCGAACAACGCTGCGACGTCGCCGTGGTCGGTATCGACGGCGGCGGCCTTGACGACCTTTTGGGCCTGGCGGTGCTTGGGCGCGAGAAGGATACCCGCGACTGGCTTTTGTGGAACCGCGCCTGGGCGCATCCGCAGGTCTTCGAGCGGCGCAAGGAAATCGCCGAACGCCTGCACGACTTCGTCAAGGCCGGTGACTTGGTCATCTGCGAACGGCCGACCCAAGACATCCAGGACGTGGCGGCCATCGTCGCGCGGCTGCATGTCGCGGGGCTCTTGCCTGACCAGTTCGCGGTCGGTCTGGACCCGCAAGGCATCGCGGCCATGGTCGACGAGATCATCGCTTCTGGCCTCGCGCGTGAACAGCTCGTCGCCGTCCCGCAAGGCTACAAGCTTTCGGGCGCGATCTGGAGCGCCGAGCGCAAGCTGGCCGACGGGACGCTGTGGCACGCCGGCCAAGACCTCATGACCTGGTGCGCCGGCAACGCCAAGGCCGAGCAACGCGGCAACGCGGTGCTGATCACCAAACAGGCGGCCGGCAAGGCCAAGATCGACCCTTTGATCGCTGCTTTCAACGCCGTGCAGCTCATGGCCCGCAACCCGGAGGCATCTGTGATGACGACCGACGCTTCCGCCGTGGTGGTGATCTGACATGAACCTTATGCAGCGCCTTGTCTCTGGGCTGGCGTCTGGCGTTGGCCTTCAGGCCAGCGCCGGGGATATGCAGCCAAATCGGGACTTCCCCCAAGACATCGGCGCGCCGTCGCTGGCGGGCATTCATGTTTCCGACGTGAATGGCTCGAAACATTGGGCTGTTCGCGCCTGCCAAGAGGCGCTGGCGGGGCCTATTTCGACGCTGCCGTTCATGGTGTTCGAACGGCTCGATGGCGAGAAGCGCCGGCCGGCGCGGGGCCATCCTCTGTTCAACGTGTTGCACTCGCGCCCGAACCGTCGCCAGACGGCCCAGGAGTTCCGCGACGAGCAACAGCGCCACCTCGCCTGGTGGCGCGAGGCCTTCTCGATCATTCGGCCGTCAACCGACGGGTACCCGGTGGGCGAGCTGGACCCGGTTCATCCGAGCCGGGTCTGGCGTGTGGCGCGTGGGAGCGATGGTTGGGTCTACTACTGGATCAACCGGCTATCGCCGGCCACCGGCTATGACGTCTTCCGGGAAGACGAGATCCTGCACATTCGTAAGGCTCCGTTGACGCGGGACGGCCTCCGCGGCGTCCCGGTGTGGGAGACCGACGGGGAGACGATTGGCAAGGCCCTGGCCGTCGAACAGTTCGGCGCGCTCTACTTCGCCAACGGCGGTGCGGGCGGTGGCGTCCTGGAGCATCCGGGCAACTTCCGGACCAAGGAAGACGAGCAAAGCTTCCTTCAATCGTGGCGCGCTGGCGGCACGGGCGCGAACCGTCACAAGGACCGCCTGCTGAAGTTCGGCGTCAAGTACAGCCGCAACAACGTCCAGAACGACGAGGCGCAGTTCCTCGAAACCAAGAAGCAAGCCGGCTACGAGGTGGCCTCGATCTGGAACATGCCACCGCACCGCGTGGGCATGCTGGAGCGGGCGACCAACAACAACATCGAACAGCAGTCGATCGAGTTCGTGGTCTACACCCTGGCGCCGTGGATCGCGGCCTGGGAACAGGCCGCCTCGCGGGATCTGCTGATCGGGCAAGACCGCGACCGCTTCTTTATCGAGTTCAACGTCGCGGGACTCCTCCGCGGCGACCTGAAGACGCGCTGGGCGGCTTACGCCACGGGCCGGCAATGGGGGTGGTTGAGCGTCAACGACATTCTTCGCCTCGAAAACATGAACCCGATCGGCGAACAGGGCGACGTCTACCTGCAACCCTCGAACATGCAGGACGCCAAGTCGGACAAGGGCACGCTGAGCGACCCCGGCAACAAGGACAACCAAGATGCGTAATCTGCTGTCGCAGCTCGCCGACGGTAGCGGCGAAACCCTGCTGGCTGTCGATCCGAACCGCCTTGCGGCCGACGCGCGCGACGGCGCGGCGTCGCCTGGCGCGGGTATCGCGGTCGTGGGTTTGCTGGGAAGCCTGACGCCTCGCGGCCTAACCTTCTTCGGTAGGACCATCGCGCCGGGCATGGACGCCTTTCGCGCGTCGGTGAACCGGGCCGCCGCCGATCCGGGTGTCGGCGCGATCGTGCTGGACGTGAACTCGCCCGGCGGCACCTACGCCGCCACGCCGGAGACCGCCGAGACCGTCCGCAAGGCGGCCGAGATCAAGCCTGTCATCGCCGTGGTCGACACTTTGGCCGCCTCGGCCGCCTACTACATCGCCTCCCAGGCGACGGAGATAGCGGTGACGCCTTCCGGCGAGGTCGGCTCGATCGGCGTGCTGTCGGTCCACCTGGATTGGTCGAAGGCCCTGGAGATGGACGGCGTCAAGGCAACGATCGTCCGTTCGCGCGCGGGCAAGGCCGACGCCAACCCGTTCGAGCCGCTGACGGATGAGGCGCTGGCCGCCATCCAACAAAGCGTCATGGAAGCCGACGACGACTTCATCAAGGCCGTTGCCAAGGGGCGCGGCATGAGCGCCGCCGATGTCCGCAAGTTGGCCGACGAGGCCGGCCTGGCCCGCACCGTGAGCGCCAAGCGCGCCGTCCAGCTCGGCATGGCCGACCGTGTCGCCACCATGGCCGACGTTCTCTCTGGCCTGATCAAAACCAAGTCCATGCCGCGCCGCCGGAGCGCGCTCGCCTTCGAATAAGGCCTCCCAGCCTTTCGAGAACGCCACCTGTGATCCGCCGGGGCCACAGGACGACGGCGCGTTGCCCCGGCTGCAACGGAGATGGTCGATGACCCTCAAGGAACTCCGCCAGCAGCGCCATCAAAAGGCTACGCGCGGTCGGGCGGCTCTGGCCGAATTCAACACCCTGGGCGCCAAGACGGACCGCACGGAAGAAGAGGACAAGAAGCTCGAAGCGCTGGACGCCGAGCTGAGCGCCCTCGAAGCCGACGTGGCCGACCTGGACAAGAAGATCGCGATCGAAGAGGGGGCCGCCCGTCGCGGCGCGCTGTTCGCCACGTCGGCCTCGCCCGAAGCCGGCCGTCGCGCCGCCTTCGGCGCTGGCCGTACCATGAACGAGCTGAACCCGGAAACCACGGGCGGCTTCCGCAACCTGGCCGATTTCGCCGTCGCGGTCCGGAACGCCCAAACGGGCATGGCCCAAGATCCGCGCTTGGCCGCGATGGTCGAGGGCGTCGAGCGTGGCGCGGCCCCCGCCGGCTTCCATCAGAACCAGGGCGGCGCGGGCGAAGGGTTCCTGGTCCCGCAAGACTACCGCCAGGCGATCTGGGAACTGGCGTTCAACGAACCGGACCTGCTGTCGATGGTGACGCCGGAGCCGACCGCCGGCAACAGCGTCAAGATCGCGAAGGACGAGAGCACGCCGTGGGGCTCGGCCGGCGTTCAGGCCTACTGGCGCTCGGAAGGTTCGCAGATGGTGGCCAGCAAAGCGGCCCAGACCGGCATGACGGTCGAGCTGCATGAACTGTACGCCTTCGTTCTGGCGACCCAGGAAGTTCTCGACGACGCGCCGCGCCTGCAAGACCGTCTGACGAGACAGGCCGCCCGCGCCATTTCCTGGAAGGCCTCGGACGCGATCATGTGGGGCGACGGCAACGGCAAGCCGCTGGGCTTCATGAAGTCGGACGCCCTGGTCACGGTCGCCAAGGAGAACGCCCAGGCCGCCGACACCCTGGCGGTCAAGAACATCCTGAAGATGAACGCTCGCCTGCTGCGCAACGGCGGTCGACCGATCTTCCTCGGTAATTCGGACATCGACCCGGAACTCGGCGCCCTGACCCTGGGCAACGTCCCGGCCTTCCTGCCGAACAACCAACCCCTGACCTCGCCGTGGGAAGGCTTCATCCGCGGCAAGCCGCTGCTGTACACGGAGCATTGCTCCACCATCGGCGACTTGGGCGACTTGGCTCTGGTCGACATGTCGGGGTACTACGCCGCGACCAAGCAAGGCGGCGGCATCGACTTCGCCGCCTCGATCCACCTGTTCTTCGACTACAACATCCAGGCCTTCCGCTGGACCTTCCGCCTGGGCGGTCAGCCCTACCTGGCCAAGCCGGTCGACCCGAAGAACGGCCCCAACACCAAGTCGCACTTCGTCACCCTCGAAGCCCGCTAGTCGGGTTCTCGCGGGTGACGCCTGGCGGACTGGCTGCGCGCCCGGTCCGCCAGTTCGCGACAAAGCTTTCGGCGCGCGGATCTCTCGAACAGGAAAGGAAGCGGTCACATGAGCACCGCCCTGAAGCCTTCGCAGCGCGTCGCCCTTGTCGGCGCGATCGACCCTCAATCGGCCAACGCGGTCAAGACCTCCGCCTGGATCGATGCGACCAAGTTCTTCAACTATCTGGCCATCGTGTCCGTCGGCGCGCTGGGCGCCTCGGCCACGGTCGACGCCAAGCTGGAGCAAGCCACGGCCAGCGACGGGACCGGCGCCAAGGACGTTCCCGCGCACGCGATCACTCAATTGACCAAGGCCGGCAACAAGGACAGCAAGCAGGTCGAGATCAACCTGAAACAGGAAGACCTCGACTTCGATCGCGGGTTCAAGTTCTTCCGGCTGAGCGTCACCCCGGCGGTCGCCGCCTCGCTGATCTCCGGCACGGTGCTGGGTCTCGATCCGCGCTATGGCGTGGCCTCGGACAGCGACGCCGCCAGCGTCGACGAGATCGTCGCCTAGCCATGACGGTCCGGGTCGCCGCCGCCGCCACGTCCTCGCCGGTCACGCTCGATCAGGCGAAGGCGCGTCTGAACATCCTGCACAACGACGACGACACCGTCGTCACGGGCTTGATCAAGACCGCCACGGCCGAGGTGGAGGCGGCGACCCAACGCCGGTTCATCACTCAGACCCTTGAATGGGTCTTGCCGTGCTGGCCGGCGCGCTCTTTCCGTCTTCCCGTGGCGACGAGCGTCCGGGAAGGCTTCTCGATCACCATTCAGGCCCTCGGCGGCGACACCGTCGTTCTGAACGCGGCTGACTTCGTCCTGTCGCCTTCGGACGAGACTCTGTCGGTGCGGCCCGCGTCGAGCGCGTCGTGGCCGGCGCTGGACCCGGACGCCCAAGAGGCGATCGTCATCAAGTTCAAGGCTGGAGCCGCCACGGCACCCGACGAGGCGCGCACGGCGATCCTGTTCCTGATCGAGTACCTGTACGCGCCAAGCCCAGATTGGAAGATCGCGGCGTCGGGCCTTCCCGAGTGCGTCGAAATGCTGATCGCGCCTTTGCGCTGGGAGTAGCCGCCATGCCATGGGTTCGCTTCACTGAAGACCATGATTTCACCCCGGCGGCCAATCGCCGAACGACGCTGGCCTATAAGGCCGGGACGGTCGACAACGTGACCCGCGAGTGCGCCGAACAGGCGATCGGCCTGGGTCGGGCCGTCGCGGTCAAGAAGCCCGCCTCGCGGGAAGAGGCCAGCGCGGCGCGCGATGGTCGCGACGCGGCGGTGACGGCCGGAGGCGACGATGGCGTGGACGCCGCCTAGTCGGCATGAACTTCGCGAGCGCGTCCGGATCGAGCGGCGCGTGGCGGGGAAGAATGTCGGCGGGGTCGTCAAGGACCAGTGGACGACGGCCGTCGAGGATCGGCGAGTGCGCCTGCTTCCGCAACGCGGCGGCGACGCGGTCATCGCCGACCGGGTCGCGGGCGTGTCGATCTGGATCATGGATATCCCGGCCGACAACCAGGTCCGCGCAATCGGGGGCGGGGTCGGGCTTCGCGTCGTCGACGCCCGCGACGAAGCGCGGACCTTCAAGATCCTGTCCTGTCTTGACCTGGAAGGTCTGGACCGCTGGCGGACCTTGACCCTTCAGTTGGGAGCGACCGATGGCTAGCAAGGTCAAGGGGCTGGATCGTCTTCTGCGCCAGCTCCAGGCCTTGCCGAATTCGGTCCGGGCCGCTCTTTCGGACGCCCTGCAGGACGAGGCGCGCGAGATGGCGGCGGCGGTGGCCAGGGCGGCCCCGCGGCGCTATGGCGATCTCCAGGCCTCGGTCGGCTGGTCGGCGGGCGCGCCGCCGAGCGTGCGGACAAACGGGGCCTTCCGGCTATCGCCGGAGGACTTCGGGGCCAGGGGCGACGCCCTGAGCAAGGCCGGCCTGCTGTTCACCGTCTATGCGGGCGACGACAAGGCCTATTACGCGCGCTTCGTCGAGTTCGGCACATCGCCCGCGCCGAAGGGGCGATCGAGAGACATCACCGGCAAAAGCCGGAACAACCTTCGCGCCCATGCCGGGACCAAGGCCCAGCCATTCTTTTACCCGACCATTCGGGCGCGGAAGAAGGCGGCCAAGTCTAGGGTCGTGCGGCGCTTGAACAAGGCCGTCAAGGCCGTGGCGGCGCTGCGATGACGAGTCCGACCAACGAACTCCAGAAGGCCGCCGTCGCGGCGCTGATCGCGGACGCGGCCTATTGCGGCCTCGTCGCGCAAACCGAAGCCGGACCCGCCGTCTTCGCGAATGGCCAGGCCTTCGAGGATGCATGGCCGCGCACGACCCTCGGGCCGCCGCAACGCCTTCAGGGCGCGCCGATGGGTAGCGCCGAGCTGGTCCTGACCCTTCACCACTGGGCGAAGGGGCCGGAAGCGACGCTTTCGGCCGGAGAGATCGCCGACGCGTCGGTCGTCGTCTTGGACGGCTTGGTCGGGCTCGAAGGCTGGCGGATCTCCAGTCGGTCTTTCGTCTCGTCCGTCCCGGTCGGCGACCCGAACCCCGACGTCGAGCACGTTGTGACGACCTATCGCTTCACCGTTCACCGGAACGGCTGATCACCCGGCCGATATGGCCAATCCCAGGAGGACACCATGCCGGACACCTATGTCGAGGGCGTCTCGGGCGAAAAGCTCGTCTTCAAGTTCGGCGACGGCGCTTCGCCGACCGAAGCCTTCACCGAAGAATGCACGATCAACACCGATCGCTCGCTGGAGATCACCAGCGACATCGCCGTGAGCCAGCGCGCCAACTGCACCGATCCGTCGAAGCCGGCGAAGTCCAAGCGGCGCGTCAAGGCGACGGATATCCGCTTCACGGGCGCCGGGACCGCGTCGGCCGCCTCGGCGCTGAAGCTGATCCAGCTCCAGCTCGCGGGCGCGGCCTTCAACGGCAAGGTCATCAACGACACCGGTACGGCGCTGCATGGCTACACGATCACCGGCAAATGGGTGATCGAAAGCATCACCATGGGGGGCACGCGGGGCGAGGACCAGACGTTCTCGATCGCCCTGGCCATCGCCGACACCGACTATACCTTCGCCGCTTCGTAACCCATGAGCCGCGACGGGTCCGTCGTCCTTCAGTGGGGCGACGAGGAAACGGTCTTCCGCCTTCGCCTCGGCGAATGGCGGAGGATTCAAGAGCGCTGCGACGCTGGGCCTGGTGAGATCTATCGCCGGCTCGTCACTGTCGCGATGGCCATGGAAAAGGGATTCACCCTCGCCCAGGCCGCCGCTGTTGGCATGATCGGCGACTGGCGCGTGGACGACATGCGCGAGGTGATCGTTCAAGGCCTGATCGGCGGCGGGCGCAGCGAACTCGAGGCGAGGGCGCTGGTCCAGCGGCGCGTCGACGAGGTCGTCGACTTCAAGGCGCATCTGGCCCTAGCGTTCGCGATCGTGCGGGCCGGTCTCGGCGACGTGACGGACGAAACGGTGGGGGAGGCCAAGGGGGCGGGCTCCCGGAGAAAGCCCCGCTCCCGAAAGGCAAGCTCCGCTTCGCAATGATCTACGGCAACGGCGCGGCGATGGGTCTGGGCCCGGCCGACGTCGACGCCATGAGCCTCTGGCAATTCGAGGCTTGCCTGGACGGACACAATCGCGCGCACGGGGCCGAACCCAAGGCCAGGCCGCCGTCTCCAGAAGAACACCGCGCCAGACTTGAAAGGCATCGCTGATGGCCGGCAGGACCGATCTCGAACAGCTCGTCTATCAGGTCGGCGCGGACCTCCGGCGCCTGGAAAAGGCGAACGAGCGGGTTCTTGGCAACGTCAAGGACACGACGCGCAAGGCCCAGCGCGAGTATGACCAGCTCGCGGCGGATATGGGGCGCGGCTTCGGTAAGGCCTCGCTAACAGCCGGCTTGGCGTTCGGCGCGATCGTCGGATACGCGACCAAGGCGGCCAGCGACGCGAGCGAGACGGCCAACGCCTTCGAGGTCGCGTTCGGCAAGCTGACGCCGCAAGCCCAGAAGTTCGCCGTCAGCTACAGCAAGACGGTCGGTCGGGCCCTGGACGAGACCCAGGCCAACATGGCCAAGACCCAACTGATCCTGACCGGCATCGGGATCAACGCCGACAAGGCGCTTGGCCTGACGGAGGCCATTCAAAAGCGCTCTGTCGATATCGGGTCCCTGTTCAACGTCGAGGACGCCGAGGCCTATCAGGCCATCATCTCTGGGATCTCCGGCGAGGCCGAGCCGCTGAAGAAGTTCGGCGTCGCCCTGAACGAGACGGCCGTTAAGGCCGAACTGCTGAAGCTGGGCTTCAAGGGCAACGCCGAGCAAGCTCCAGAGGCGGCCAAGGCCATCGCGCGGTTGAACATCATCATGCGCGGCACGGCTCAAACTGAAGGGGACGCGATTCGGACCAAGGACGGCCTCGCTAATGCGACCAAGGCGGCGCAGGGCGCATTCCGTGACGCGGCGGCTGAGCTTGGTAAGTCGTTTCTGCCCGTTGCTACGGACGCCGCTATAGCCGCTAAGACGCTTCTGACCGAATTCAACAAGATGCCGGACGGCGTGAAAATCGCTGGGCTGGCCTTCCTTGGGCTCGTAGCGGCCGGGGGGCCGATCGCCGCCCTGATCGAGGGCCTAGCCAAGGTCATCAAGTTCGCGAACGCAGCGCGGGGCGCTGTCGCGGCGGCGGCGGGCGCACAAGCGGCGGCGAGCGCGGCGCAGGGCGCGACGCAAGGCGCGGCGGCGGGAACGGCGGCGCGCCTTGGCCTCGGCGGAGCCGCACTGAGCGGGTCGCTCGTCCTGGGCGGCGTGGCCTATGGCGCCATCGGCATAAAGGGCGCCTTAGACGCCGTGGCCGGCGCGAACCGGGTCAAGCTGGTCAACCAGATCATCGCCAATCCGTCCGTGGTCCGCGATATGAGCGGCGATGATATCGCGAAGCTTCAAGCGCTGTTGCGACGCGACCAGTCGCGCAAGGGCGAGTACGCCCAGACGATGTATGGCGACTTCGGGGCCGACACGACGCCGGCTCGTCGGGCTCTCGGCATCCTGGCCGGGGAAATGAACGCGCGGAAGGATGCCGCGGCCAAGCAAGCCGAAACCGATCTTTCGTTCGACCTTCCGGAGGATCTGAAGCGGGCCCTGGCGGGGTCTTGTTCGGGCGGCAAGAAGAAGGGCGTCATCGACCTCAAGACCAAGACGATCGCCGTCGACGAAGACACGATCTTCGACCTGGTCAACAATCTCGGCGGCGTCGCCAACGCTGTCACCAAGCCGGATAGCAATCCTGACGGCTTCGTCAGTAGCGAAGACCGAATGGCCGACATGCGGGAGGCGCTGGACCGCTCGCGGGCCGAGACGCAAGCCTTCTGGGCCGACACGATCGAGGGCGGGTTGTGGGCGGCTTTCGAAGAGGGCGGACCCGGCGTCGCTCGCTATTTCGCGCGCCAGCTCGCCGCCGAGACGATCCATAATCTGGCGTCCGGCCTGGCGAAGAAGCTGACGTCGGGCGGCGGCGACCTGGGCAAGGTCGGGTCGTTCTTCGCTGGGTTCTTCGCGGATGGCGGAACCATACCCGCCGGACAATGGGGCATCGTCAACGACGGCGGCGTCGAGGCCGTCCGCGCCAAGCCTGGCGGCGGGATCGAGGTCATGAACAACCGGGCCCTGACGGCGGCGGCTGGCCTCAATCGTCCCGCGGCGTCTCGCGTGGTCGTCCACGATCGCGTCGTGAAGGTCGTCACCGAAGCGAGCCCTCTGTTCGACACGCGCGTCGAACAGGTCGCCGCGCCTGGAGCCGTCCAGGCCGCCAGGGCGGGTTCCGAGGCCGGGG